AGAACGATCCACACCTAGCCAAGTTCAAGGAACTTGAAGAACTGGATCTCGCCGACATCAGGATATTTGATGGCGTGGGTGCTGAGAAGTTCGCGAAACATGCCTTTGATGCCGCTGATGACATAATCAGGGCGGCCACGAATAACAGGTGCTACGTTGTTGAATGTGAATGTATGGAACACGGAGCCAACAGTGCCATCTACAGAAAAGAATAACTTTATCCACGACATGGTGAGTGTGGATCTCGACGACACGACCTATTACATACAGATCTATGACACGCCATTGGGCAAGAGATGGCTAGAAGCACTGAACGACAATCTCACACAAAAAAGAGTGCTGGAGAAGAACTTCTGTTTTTTAGGATTCGCAAATTCAAAGAGAGATCTAACACACCTGGTCAAGGAACTGAACAAGTCAGTGGAACAGATAAACTCTTTCAAATTTGATCCACCTTACGAGCAGATACACCCCTTCGTGCCAGATGACTTCCAGTACAGCAGTAAACTGCCCACAGGAAGGGACGATGACGGTAAACACCCAGGTCTAAAACTCAAACACGAATCTTGCAACCAATTACACAGGTATTTCGAAGATTTGCAAGGTACCGCATGGGCACTATCTCCGTATTACAAACAAGCGGACTATGAAACGAAATATGCTATAAGGCAGTTGAACAATTTATGCCATGAGATCGAAAGTTGGGTGGAGGCTTACAGGAAAAATGTTATAGAGCCGGCATGGATCAGACCATCACAGATCACAACTTTCTTGAATGCGCCAAGATATGACCTACACGAAGAAGATTTTGAACTTTTCAAACAGAATAGGTACGATCGAGAATTAGGCGGTGTTTACCTACACTGGTCACAAGTGGGCAAGACCCTTTATGAGGTGTTCAGAGACGAAAATGCACCCAAGATGACCGACGCATTGTGTTCCACGATCAACCACCAAAAATATTATTCTGGAGAATTTGACATAGAATGGGGGCGAACGATCACAGAAGGTAACTACAGATTCAAGAAAGAAGACATGGATAACTACCGTACATGGCTGAGGGAGAACGGCTATGATTGGAATGAACCAAAATTGTCACTGGGCTACATCAAGTTGGGACAGATCGACCTAGATAAGAGTTTTGGTACAAGTGAGTTTCTTCCCATTTATGAAAAACTTGTACACAATCTCAACATTAAAAAAATTAGCACCCAGCAAACATCATGTAACTTTGACTACACACTAGACAGTGACAATTGGAAAGAGATACAGATGCAGGCACTCGAGAAAGGGTACCAAAAATGAATCACGTAGTTTGCGTTAAGTGGGGCAACAAGTACATCAGCAAGTACGCCAATGTGCTGAACAGCATGGTCAAGCGACACACCACCGTGCCGTATCAATTCCATTGTTTGACAGATGATCCAACAGGGGTTGATGCCGACATAAACATCATAAAACTGCCCACTGATCCGTGGATCAAGTCATGGTGGAGCAAACTGTGGATGTTCGCACCCGACATGCCCATCAAGGGCAACATCCTGTTCTTTGACCTTGACGTTGTCATTTTTGACAACATAGATCCACTCTTCTCACACCCAGGTAAGTTCAACATTATCAGGGATTTCAACAGGTGCAGAGTCAAGGATTGGAAATTATCTAACAGCAGTTGTATGAGGTGGGAGGCAGGAACCATGGACTACCTGTGGAACGAGTTCAAGGAAAGGTCAGCACAGATAATGCAACAGAATCATGGAGACCAGGACTGGATAACCAAGAGGGCCAAGGATGACATATCATGGTTTCCAGATGAATGGATAAGGTCATACAAATGGGAGATGATAGGACTTAAGGACACCAAGTTACTGACAAAAGACGGAAAGAAATGGTTCAGAGAGCCGGTAAAAATTAGACCCAACAACAAAGTGGCGGTTTTCCATGGATCACCAAACCCAATGGAATGTGCGGATCAATGGGTCATAGACAATTGGAAGTGATGACCAGTTACGGCAAAGTAAAAGTCAAAAGAAACAATCCCAGGTTGGACGAAGTACCAGAAGATTGCGGATATATGCAACAGTTTGAGTACAACGTAGACATGAACAGCAACGGCATCATGGGCGAGTGCATAGACTGGTGCCAGGAAAATTGTGAAGGCAAGTGGGGTTGGTGGTTCGAGCCAGCGGGCGAGATAGAGAATCCCAAGAACCACTGGGAGCATCAAAACGCATACATGAGTTTCGAGAAGAAACTGGACGCGACCAGATTCTGGATGAGTGTGGGAATACAAAACAGTGGCAGGAGAGAAGCATAATTACTAGTATGAAACCATTTGAAATAACAGACAGTGCAAAAGCACAGATAGAGAGATTACTCGAGAAGAACACAGGCAAGTATGCCGTTAGCCTGGCGGTGCTGGGCGGTGGCTGTGCAGGATTCAAGTACGAATGGGGATTCGCCGACACCAAGCAAAATGTTGCTGAAGGCGATCACATGGAAGACTGGGGAACAGGCAGATTCGTTGTGGATGAGACCTCGTTGTTGTATGTCATGGGCACCAAGATCGACTGGGTGGAGGAGACCTTTGGATCACAGTTCGAGATATCCAATCCCAACAGTTCAAGTTCTTGTGGTTGTGGAGAATCATTTGGCATCTAATGGATACCGCTTTCATAATAGGCAACGGTGAATCGAGAAACATCTTCCCAATCAACAACCTAAAAGGACATGGAACCATATATGGATGTAACGCCATATACCGAGACCATCCCATGCTGTGTGATCACATCGTGGCGGTGAACCCATCCATGTACGAGGAACTGGCCAATTGGCACAATGACGGCAAGGAGTCTCCCAGCATATACGGTCCAGATGACATCAGCACGTGGAACTACATCTGTGAAGGTGACCATGAACACCACGTGCCCGAGGGACTGAAGATTTACAGGGTATGGAGGGGAGGTGATGTCAAGAAGGGTGGCAAAATAAAAACTAACGACTTCTCCAAGGCACGTGGTTCAGGTTGCAGTGCGGTGCTGATGGCCGCGGAGTCAGGCATCAAGAACATCGTCATAATGGCGTTTGATATCATGGGTGCCCAACAGTGGGAGATGGACACGCCCAGCAGGATACAGAACAACATCTACAAGAATTCACAGAACTACCCAGACAGGGCCAGCATGAAGGCCTATCTCAAATACGAGTGGATGTACCAACTGAGGCAGACGTTCAGGAAATTTCCCAAAATAAACTTCTATTTCATCAACCGCAAGGAATATCTTGAGGGCAATCCGTTCCTGCGTTGGTACTTCGACCAACCCAACATCAAGTGTGGCATCTACGCTGACCTACAGAGATGGATCACTGGATCACGTGACGACATCCGGTGGAAACAGTTATAGGGTTTTGGTACTGCTGGCGTCCAACTGATAAACCCGACGCATCTTGACACCCACTGATTGGGCGAACTTCTTGGAATCACATTTACTACACACGTGTTTGTAGTCGTTTGAAGCACGATCTGGATCCACCTTGCTCTTGGGCCTCATGAATATCTCAGAACATGAATCACACTTGAAAACATAGATGAGTTTCTTCCTGTGATAGTTGTGCATGGTACCCAGTTTGCTCTCCCTCTTGTACAACTTCATCGTCTTTAGGGTTTCTATGAACATATTACTATTTAATAAATACGAATAACACATTATGGCAAGATTAACGATAGACACAGGAACAGCAGGAAATCCAGCAACGGGCGATACCCTACGTACCGCCATGACCAAGGTCAACAGCAATTTCGCTGAGTTGGCGGGTGACTTACAGATGTCAGGCAACACCTTATTGAGTGCTGACACAAACGGAAACATAATTCTAGATCCAAATGGTACAGGACAGGTACAGATAGAAGCAGACAGGCTTGTGATCAAGACCACGAAAACCGCCACCGCGGTGGGAAACACGGGTGATGTGGCTGGTTCAATCAGTTGGGACGCAACAAATTTATATGTATGCACTGCGAACTATGATGGTTCAACAGTGATATGGAAAAAGATCACACTAGCGAGTATCTAACATGGCCCAGGAAGTAATCAACATCGGTGCAATAGCAGATGATGGCACGGGTGATACCATCAGGGGTGCGGGCATCAAGATCAACAACAACTTCACTGAGTTGTACGCCAACCCGTTGGTGGCCACCACGCTGGGATTCCTACAGAATGAGATCAGTTCAACCGAGTCCAACGCGGACATAGTTTTAAAACCCTCAGGGACAGGTAGCGTACTGTTTCCAGCGATACGTATCAACGACAACAACATCGAGGGCACAAGATCCAATGATGACTTGAAATTCATACCAAACGGATCAGGTCAATTGGTCATAGACGGCATTGGATTTTCAGGCACATCGATCACGGCCAGTGACTCCGCAACGATAAACATCAATGAAAATTTAATAGTGGATGGTGATCTCACAACCACCGGAAACGTAGTGGTGTCCAGCACCATGGGTGCTCAGTCAGGATCCACAATCGGGAATCTAACACTGGCCAATGGATCCATAACGGACTCATCCGGTGACATCAGTTTCGGTGACGAGAACATCACCACAACAGGAACACTGACAGTGGCCACAGGATCATCATTCGGGAACCTAACACTGGCCAATGGATCGATCACCGACTCATCTGGAGACATCAGTTTCGGCAACGAGAACATAACCACCACGGGGAATTTCAATGCAGGAGCAACAACACTCGGAAGCCTCACAGTGTCTGGTGCGTCTTCATTTGCCGGAACGACCACAGTGGACAACCTCACGTTCAACGACAACATCATAGGAACCAGTTCCAATGCTGACCTTAACCTAACACCTGGAGGAACAGGGGTGGTCAACGTAAGTAATCTCACCATAGACTCCAGCATCAACCTCACGGATAACGTGATCAAGGTCACCAGATCCAATGACGATCTGACTCTGTCAGGCAATGGCACGGGCTCCACACAGATTTCAAACATCGATCTAGATTCAGGTACCATCGACAACACAGTGATAGGCGCCTCCACACCGGCCGCCGGCACTTTCACCACGGTGTCCATCACAGACACACAGGTCAACGCTGGCCAGCTCAACATCAAGGACAACCAGATCACGGTCAACACCGCCGACGCCAACCTTGTGATCAGTGCCAGTGGATCAGGCAACGTCCTGATAAACGGTTTCAGTTTCCCAAACTCCTATGCGGCGGGGCAATTCATAAAGACGGATGCCTCGAAGAACCTCTCACTGGTCACCTTCCCAATTCTGTACGTGGAATCAGACATCGCGGATGGCACGGTCACCATAACAGGTGACTCCTCGACACAGACCATAGATTCATTCAGTGCGTCAACACACAGGAGCGTGAAATATTTGATACAGATGTCAGACAGCACCGCGGACAGGTACGCATTGGTGGAGGCCAACGTCACACACGACGGGACCAACGCCTATGTCAGTTCTTTTGCACGTGTAGGCAACGGTCAGGGAGATGGATCAACTGCATATCAGTCAATAGTGTTGAGTGCGGACATATCGGGCGGCAACGTTAGGTTGCTAGGAACAGTAAATAACACTAACAACCAAGTAATAAAATTCGTGAAAAGGGTGATAAAAGTATAACATGGCACAACAGACTTTAAATGTAGGTTCAAACGCAAACGACGGCACAGGTGATACTCTGAGATCCGCCATGCAGAAAGTGAACACCATGTTCACGGAACTGTACCTATCTCCACTCACAGGTGGTGACCTTGATTTCAGCGGGAACGAGATATCCGCCACAAGATCAAACGAGGATCTGGTGTTCTCACCTGCAGGAACTGGTGGTGTGGTCTTCCCGGCCATCAGGATAAATGACAACAACATCGAAGGCACAAGATCAAATGAAAACATAAATTTACTGCCGAATGGCACTGGATCTGTGATATTTGGAGCATTGAAAATCAACGGCACAAGTTTGAGCTCGGATGATTCCACAGCGATCAACATCAACGAGAATTTGATCGTAGACGGAACTGCTAGTGTTTCAGGTACGGCCACAGTGGGAACATTGAATGCCGCAACAGGATCCACAATCGGGAATCTAACATTGGCCAATGGGTCGATCACTGACTCATCGGGGGACATCAGTTTCGGCGATGAGAACATAACCACCACGG